TTTTCTGGCTTGATAAAATTCTGAACCCAATATTGGTTTAACCCCCATTGCTACACCCGCATCATAAAAATCTAACCATGAGTGTATATTCCCGTGATCGGTTGTGGCCAGACCGTTCATCCCCAATTTTTTTGCTCTTGATAAATATTGTTCTATTTTTCCATGTCCATCCAATATTGAAAAAATAGTATGATTATGTAGATTTGTCCAATTTTTCATTCAATTCCTCTTCCTCTATCAGAATTGTCAAGAGAGTGATCTCTAACTTCTCTATAGGTTATGATAACAATTCCTCCACAATATTTGCACGGAACAGGAAGTCCCTTTTGTGCAAATAGGTTTTTCTCCATGTAAGACATTGGTTGGTCGGATTTGCATTCGGAACATACCCCAATAACGTCATCTGGATTTTTAATAACCATTCTTTTTTTCCTTTTTAATATTTTTATATGCGTATCTTATTGGTGACGGCGAAGATTTCTCCATTGTTTCAACATATTTATTACCTACTTGAGTCCATTTATTTTTTCTTTCTAAGTTACAATCACCACAACCCACTCCTACCGCATTAGCCCTATCGCAGGTAAACGGTCTTCCACCAGTTCCCATTTGTCTTCTTTTTACCCAATCATTAATATGGGCGGATGATTTATCAAATGAATAGTCTGAACAATAACTTAAAATTTCATGAAGAAATTTAATTGAATCTTCAGTATAGCTTAAAATTGAACACAAAAATAAACGAGCCTCATGCTCAAGAAAGTGTTGTTCTTCGGCTTGTTTTTTTAATCTAGCTACTGCTGGACACCCTTTGAGAAGTTTATCTTTATCAAAAAGTTTATAAGTTTCTTTTAAATTTTTAAAAGCTTTTGATCCATATTTATTAAAGTAATCCAAAGGGTTATCTTTTACTTTATCCTGTTCTTCCATCTCATAAATATTTTCTCTGTACCACTCGTTTGCAGTGTAGGAAAATACTTGATTTGCAACATCAAGCCCTCTAGCTTCTGAAGCATACTCAAGGATTGATTTTTGTTGCAAATACAGAATTCTGCTATCCCCGTTTGGATTCAGAAGCGTTTTGTACAACCCAGTGCTTTGATGTTTTGAACCCGGCAGGCGCCACATTCTTCTTAGGTCATAAACGCTAAAATCGAGACTGACTAAATGAAAAACGTCTTTCAACTTGGTTGCAATATATCGAAATGTTTTTGGCAGGGTGTTACCAGGGTTAATCCCCAAGGCTATAGGTTCGCATTCTATGTGGAAACCCTTTTTCCCGGTAAAATAAACCAATACAGATTCCTTGGGCACGTATTGAATTAAGTACTCATACACCTTAATGCACTCATTATGTGCAACGTCGAATTCTGCGTGATCTAAATCAAAATACAATGGTCCGAAGACGTGTAGCTTTTTCTAAATCTTTAGAGTTATAAGCGAATACTGAGGTATATATGCCGGTATTGTTATGTTTGTTAGAGTATTTAATGATATCTTCTATCTCTAAAATTTTGTTTTTGTCTCTTATAACTCTCTCAAGAGATGGCACATATCTAGCCACTTCATAATATTTCCACTCATAAAGAAATTTGCTGTCTGAATTAATTTTCATAACACTTTCATTTTACCGATTAACTTCATTAATATTGGTCAACTTACTCTTTGGGTAAATAAAAGATTCTGAATGAGTTCTGTAATAAATAGACTCTTCTATAAAATAATCTAGTTGTTTTAACAAGGTAAATCGTTTAAGAATAATATTTGAATTGTTCATAATATTTTTATGAAGATTTTACCACATCGCTAATGTTGGCCAAAGTATGAATTTTGGACGCAATATGATCAGCCATATGCGCAATCATGTCTACAAAAGTAATTGGGGTTGTTTCCGGAATGGGAGACCACGGGCCTAAATGACATCTTACCAATCTTAGTATTGCTTGAATAGAATTTTCTGAAATAAAAAGAGTTGAAGAATGCGCTTCAGAAGCGTATTTTTTATCGTACTCCTGACATTTTTGAACAAATAAACCTACAGTATACGGATGCATCGGATCATATGCGTAGTTTTTTGATTCTGGATTTTTTATGGCTTTAGTAATGTCATGCAGCAGAGAAGCCGATACAATAATATCTACATCCTCTTGTTCAAGCGAATACGATTGGCACATTAGCAGCGCTATTTGAACTGTTCTTTTGGTGTGCAGAACGCTCCCACCTTCTCCCTGTTCATCTGCGGGGTGATGATCGGTGGAAAAAACAGACGGAGCTTTCCAAAAATCTTCTGCCCTATATAAAATAGACCTAACGAATAATCTAATGCTTTCATCTGAAATTAGATTAATCTCATCTAGTAAAGGTTTAAGAACTTTATCTTCTTGTTTAAAGTTTATTTTTTGTCCTTTATCGGATAAAATCTCATCAAGAATATTATTTGATTTATCTTTTGACATTTATTTATCTTCCTTTTTCCACGCAACCCATTTAGAGCATGGTTTGTCGAATGGGCATGACTTACAATAAAAAGTCAACCCTCTTCTAGAGGGAAAAACTTTTTCTTCATACAACGCAGTGCACCAGTACTCCAATGCGTTTATATCTGCTTTTTCGGTAATGAATTGAGTTAAGCTTGATTTTTGATTCATCAAATCAAAATAACCCAAGATTGCATTATTCTTTTTATTTCCAAATTTATGATTAAAAGCAGCGCTCATAAATGCAAAATCAAAAACATAACCGCTTTCATACTTGGATCTATGATTAAATACCCACTTAATAATATATATTTTTTTATTTTTTGAATAAATTAAATCAAACTTATCTTTTATTGCAACGTTGTTTGTGATTGGAACAACGTACTCTTCATCAATGCCGATTGGAATTATATTTTTTGCTCCAAAATTTTCTATTAACTCCAACAAAATGACCGACGCTTTACTTGTTAAACTAGCCATATTGGCGTGAAAAGTTTCGTGTTGCTCATAAACAATATCAAAAGAAGATGAATTTTTTGGAAACCAAAGTTTTTCCCATCTATTCAACAAAGATGCATACGACGGCGTAACTCCAGCTTGTTTCTTGTAAAAGAAATAATCAACTACACTTTTGATATTTGATTCAAATTTTGATAGCAATAACTGTCTTCCGCCAATCTTTTCTGGCAGAAGCTGTTTGTATTTAAAGTCATAAAGTCTTTCACATATTTGAAAGTCTTTTAATTCTTTTAATGTTATCTGCAACATGCGGGTCTCACAATATATTTATTCTGGACATGATTTCTTGAATGTCTTTTGAGTCAGCTATTTGAGCGTAAGACTCTGCGACTACAGGTTCGTATTCTACATACTTTTTATGCTCGTCTACATATTTAACCAATGGTGAATTGTACAAATATGTAGAACCAGTGATTCTGTTTTTGGGTATTTGAAGCTGCATAATTGTTTCATCCTCTGAGTCATCTCCGCTAATAAGTTTTTTCTCTGTAATAAATATTGTAACTGCGCATTTTTGTTGAATAGAAAGCGACCCTCCGGTGTCTGACTGCTGGACAACTTCTCTTCTCTCTTTCATTCTATTAGCGTTTTCTTGGGCGGTTATAATTAGTACACAGCTCATGTCTCTTGCTAATTTTTCTAATTTTACCATCATTTCTTCGAATTCTCCCCATCGAGGTTTACCTTTACCAGATGATCTTGTAAACATAGATTGAATAGTGTCGATTACAATCACGTCTGGCACGAGTTCGGAATGACCCATAATACTTCTCAACCATTTTTCTAAATCCTCAAAGTATGGGGTATCCGGATCATGCCTAACCATAAACTTATTGCCCCATTGAATTAATTTTTCTTGAAATTTAATTAAATTTTCCTGTCTTTCTTTTGCGGTCCAATTTGAAGACTCTGCGTAAACATTTTTTTCAATAATTTGAGTCATTAAAACTCTCTCCCAATGCGAAATCGCTTCTTCAAAATTCACGTACAAAACCCTATATCCGCAGTCGGCCCAATTGTTGATCAAGCATTTAGCGAAAGTGCTTTTACCTTTACCGGATGGAGCAATAATTGCGTGTACAGCGCCTCTAAAAAATCCACCCTCGTTAGTATACCCCATTGCTCTGTTAAGGGATTTATATTGTGTTGGAAGAAAACTGGGTATATCCAATAGGGATTCTGCTCTTTTGGAAATATCTTCTGCTGTTGTTACGCTATTCAAAGGGTTAAAATTTAATTCATTCTCTAAATTTTTAATCTCTGTTGTTATCTCAGATATTCTGATTATTTCTTGTGTTGTTTTTTCGCCTTTTTGAATTAAAATAAGTTCAAGTTCTTGAAGGATATTAAGTTGTTTTTGTTTATTGGCTCTATGTTTAATTACTTTAGCTATTGATTCGTGATCAGATGTTTGCAAGCCAAGCAATATATCGATCATTGCGTTTACGCCAACTGCACCACCCAATCCAGAATGTATATTCGTTTCAGATTCAAGCCAGGCTTTAAAAGCTATCGGATCTACTAAATCCAGTTTAGTTGTACGATAATATGATAATAAAGCTTTATAGAATTCATTGATTCCAATTTGATTGTTAACAATTCCAACCATGTCTTCTGGTAATTGCGCATCAAAGTATGCAATTGATCCAGGATTTTTCAAAGAAAGTGCAAATACCTGATATTCAATTGGGTATTCAGGTAGTTCTGCTTGATTTTCTTCCACTTTTTTTCTGTTCTTTCATCTTTTTATAATACTTTTTACTGTTTTCTGATCTTAATTTTTTAGCTTTTTGATACATATGATTGGTTTTGATGCTGGGTTTTTTAATTTTTTTAACAGTTGATTTATCATTGGCACCGCTTCTTAAGGCGTCCAATATTCTATCATAGACATTGTCTTCTGAGATATTATCATTATACCTAAAAACAACTAATTGGATACCGTGTTGCGCACACATCTCTGCTTTTTTGCTGTCTCTTTTTTGAGCCTCAATAAATTCTTCTTTAGAATCAAAAAATAATGGACTGTATTTAAAATGTTGAATTCCATGAAATTCACAAGCCAATCTATACGATGGACAATAAACATCTAATTTTAACCTGTCGCCCAAATGATATTCGTTTATTATTTTTTGTCCTGGCAAAAGTTTTTTAACAATGCTTGTCAAAATACTTTGACCTTTTGACATTTTTTTTCTGTGATCTTTTATCCAATACAGACCAAGCTTTTTAAGCATTGTGTTTAACTCGTTAAATTTAATATCCATGCTTTTTGCTATCGCCGAAAATGATTGATCGGTCTCGAACAGCAGGTGAACAAGATATTCTTTGTCAGTTAACTCGTTTTTTTTATTTCTTTGAATCATTGTATCTGTTGAAACTTTTAAGCGCATTTAGTGTTCTTCCAAAATCGAGAATAGACATATTAGTTTCTGTCCAGATTTTTGGAGCGATAGCCGCGCTTAACATCGGACAGTCTAATATAACTAAATCGATGCCATCGGATTTTGCAATAATGTTTGCAGTTATTTCATTTATTTTAGAATAGTAATCGTTATACGGAATCTCTATAAATATAGAGTCTGGTGAAAAATATTTATTTATGAAATATTCATTTTGAAATGTTACAACAATTGCTTTAGTGTTTTTTACATACCATGATCTAAAAATTTTGAACACGTCGTAGTTGTTATGAATGTAATACTCAAGAAAATTTGGATCATAAATGTGTTTTACATCAACATTGAGGTTTGATAAACCTTTACGAGATGAGTGAATTATTTCTGGTTGAATAGCACAGACAAAATTGTATGATTGATTTTTTAGTCCGTCTAAAATTAATTTAGTGAATAATTTAGGCGGTTTTTTTTCTTCACTAATTTCATTAAGTACAGATGAAATTGCAGATTTTGTATATGTAACAAAAGCGAACTGTTCTTTCTTTTCAAGAAGAAAAGAAACTTTTTTGATTGTGTCTTCTGCGTTATAAGTTTTCATATTCCAAAGTTTCCCCAATTAATTAAAATTGGATTAGCATCAATAATTGATTCAATGTGTTTAATATTATGAAATTCCCCTTTATCCAAGTTCATATATCTCATATACTTATTTTGTTTATCATCATCATTAACATAACCCAAGTGCTGCATAATCAAGCCTGAGTTCAGCCAATAATTTCTTCTTTTTATATCCTCAGTAACATAGGTTGGTTCTGAACCGCAAGCTAATTTGCGGTCTAAAAATTGTCCATCAGTTTTAAATCTAAAAATTCTAGAGCTATTGTTTGGTGCCCAAAGCTTATCAACCCTATACTGACTGCGATTCCACATGTGGTAAAAACGAACATTGACAACATCAAACGGAGATTTATCTAAAACAATTCTTATATCATTACTGCTTAAATTGTTTATGTTGTACAGCATCTCATCACAATCGATTGCTATCACCCAATCCCCTTCGGAGGCGTGTTGTTCAAGATTCTTCCACGCATTTGCCCTAAGTAAGCCCTCATTTGTGGCAAAAAGTGACTCTTTGTTCACGTAAACTTCCGCATACTGTGCGGCTATTTCCGCCGTATTGTCCGTAGAGCAATCATCGGTAAAAATGATTTTATCTACCTGGTTTTTAACTCTTTCAAGAACTGGCTGCAAAAATCTAGATGATTCATTTTTGCCTACCATTTGTGCAAAAATCATATTCTCTCCAATGAAATATTTTTTAAGATTAACTGTACTTAAGCCTAATGAATATTTATTCTGATAATTGATCGGCCTGTTTGTGAGCCTCTAGTGATGAAATGCGTTCAATATCTGTTGACTTAAACAAGATTTCACCTTCTGATTTACTAAAACCAAAACTAACTTTTTCAGCTTCTTTTTTGTTTTTTGATTTTACAACTGTTGTTGTAACTACTGCAAAATAATTAAATTTATTTTCTGGCATGATGTTTCTCTTATCTAATTGATGGATATGTATGGGATATATATTCTACAGCTTCTTCTAGGCTGTTTGCAAGTTTTGTGGCAAGAAATTTTAGATATTTTCTATGTTGAATGTTTTTATGAGCCCAAATAACAATTGGTTGATTGTTCAAGTAGGCCCAAGTCATTTCAAAATCAGTTCCTATGTAAGCTCTTTCTAATAATTGATACTCCACCAATAAAAGATCACAGCTTTTTTGTAGAAATAAATTTTTATCTACAATTTCTTTTGGCTCACACCCCTGTTCTTCTAGAGCATAGTCCATGGGGTTAACAGCTTTAAATCCTCTGTTTTTTAACAGGCTTGTAGCCTCATCTCTCCAACTATATTTAAAATCTGATTGAACATCTTCTATTGCCCCAGATAAAAAAACTCTAGTCTGCATTTTAAATTTTCTTTGGCCAGTAGTATTCTAGGTTTGGATCTTCATCAAAAAATTGTGAATAATATTCATAATCTTTACGCAATAAATTGGATCGATGAGATCTATGAAGTCTTTCATCGCCCAGCCACTTTGGCATTCTTGCTTCAATAATTAAATTTTCAAATTGCATTGTGTTTTTATAGCCCCTATTAATCCATTCTTGAATTGTATAATTTTGATATAACTGCAAAGCCGATTCATAACCTGTCCACATTTGAGTTACTGGATGATTTCGCCAACCCTTTGTTTCAGTACGCTTGAGAAGAATATTCAAAACTTGAAAAGTTTCTACGCGTTGTTTTCCAAGTCTTTTAGAATCTAAAATCCGAATTGATTTTTGAAAATCTGGATAAGGCAAAAATGTCTGCATTAGTTATTTTTCTTAAACTCTTGAAAAGTTTTATCGCCTACGCCAAAATATTCACGCGCTAAACCAGAAGTTATTATGTCATTATTAAGACATTGGCCAGATTCATTCCAAACTCTTGCCAGTACTCTTCCGTACTTTTCGTTTTTATCAATAATAGTTTCAATTTTTACTTTATAATTTGTTTTTGTTAGCCATTGATCTGTAAATTCTTTAGCAGCTAAACCCATCTTTTTTTCTTCGGCATTTGAGGTGCGGCTTTCTGGAGTATTGACGCCATATAAGCGTACCCTACCCTTTTTAAGCGTATCAAAGCCAAGATCGATAACAATATCAAATGTATCGCCATCAACCACCTTTTTTACTTCTGCATTATATATCCATGGATTTAGTTTATCTGTCATAGTTACCTCTTTGTGTTTGATATTTATTATAGCAGAGGAATTAGTATTTGTGCAATCCACGTTGCGACAGGAGAAGCCACCCCGTTTCCACACTGGGTGTATCTGCGCATGTCTGCCTGTCCACTAGTCCAGTCATCTGGCCAGCCCATAAGACGCTCACATTCAATTGGAGTAAGCTTTCTGACAACAGGATTGTTGTTTTGCATCTCCGCAACTATTGGCGTACCTCTGCCGTATCCATCTTCGCTAGAATCCATTCTAGATGTTAATGTATGAGCTGTAGTCCCTAAAACAGATACGGCGCTGGATCCTATTGTTGTTTTATCTGTGCAGCTACCTTCTGTAGGGCTTCCCTCAAGACTGTCGGAAGGATTCTTGATCGACTCTGAGCCCTTCTCAATATGCCCTGACACATCTTCGGGGAAAGGGAATAGCGGGTCGGGACATCTTGCTGCGGTTGCAGGATCGAAGACAGCGACGACGAACACTCTTCGACGTCGTTGTGGGACTCCGAAGTATTTCGCATCCAGCACACGCCATTCGCAGAATAGCGACCCTGCTTCAACCATTTCTTTGAGGATGGCTTCAAAGTCTTCGCCTTTGTTGGAGTTGAGGGCTCCGTAAACATTTTCCCAAATAGAGATTCTTGGATATTTTCCATCGCTTGCCTTTCGTAGTTCGGTGATGATTCTCATTCCTTCGTAAAACAACCCTGAGCGTTTTCCACTCAGGCCTACTCGTTTACCTGCTGCAGAGAGATCCTGACAGGGAGAACCCCAAGCAACAATATCAACCGTTGGTGCATGTTCCAGAATATATGCGCCAGTAAGGGTCGAAATATCCATCCATCGCGGCACTTCCGGCCAATGACGTTCCAGTATCTTTGTGGCATGTTTGTCCCATTCGCATTGAAACACTGTTTTCATGCCCGCACGTTCTAAACCAAGATCAAAACCACCCACTCCAGAAAACAGTGAAAGTACTTTAGGAATAAAAATTGAATTTTCGTTTTGTGACATGCAAGGTTTTAATCTCTCTCTATCCCCATATGATCGCATGCATTACGAAATATCGATTGACTTACCTTAAACTGCGCGTCGGCGTGACTGTAGCCTTCTCCCGGTTTAGGGGAAGATGCGTGCCAGCTATGACCAATTGATACAGAGCCGTCATACACTACATTATAGCCTAGATGTCTAGCAAAATACGAACACCAAGTTTCTTCGTAATAGTGGGGCGTGGGCAGAAAAGCACCCACCGCATTCGGTACCAACTGCCTGTACTGCTGATTGTAAGTAAGATTATTCCAGACGTATCTTCTAATAAAATATGCGGATCCAGAAACCGTAACGCAGTTTACCCTATCCCTGTAGAGGCGGTCGCCCATATCCGGCTCCATCCAGCCCCTATGTTTTGGGGCCGTGTTGGTTCCAATAATCCCAGCGTGCCTTATGAGGCCATATTCGTCTCTTTGCTTAGGTCCTAATATGTGTATGGTCGGATCATTGTCAAAAATATTTTTTATATTACTTACATCATTGTTGGTTAGCCAAACGTCTGCGTTTAAAAAACCAATAATTTCGCTAGATCCTTTTGTGGCTAAGTGGTTGCAGGCAGCGGAATAGCCTATGTTTTGATTCAAGCAGAGTCCGTCTATCTGATATTGAGAACTTTTATTTTTTAACCATTCAATTGTATTGTCTGTCGAACCATTGTCTGCAAGATAAAGTTTCCAAAATTTATTTGCTATCGAAATATTTTTGTGCAGATTGTCCAAAAGACGTTCGAGCATTT